TCAGTTGGAGGCACTAAAGTCGGAGCTTCCAGTGCCAAAGTGGTCTGCACAGTACCAACAAGACCCCACATCAGAGGAAGGAGCGCTGATCAAGCGCGAATGGTGGAAAGAATGGGACCAAAAGTCCCCACCACGCTGTGAGTTTGTGATTCAGTCGTGGGATACAGCGTTCCTTGCCAAGGAAACCGCAGATTACAGCGCCTGCACAACATGGGGCGTGTTCTACGACGAAGATGGGAACTCAAACATAATTTTACTGGACGCATTGCAGGAACGTTTGGAGTTTCCAGACCTGAAAGCGCGTGCCTTTGATATGTACAAGGAGTTTGAGCCAGATGCGTTTATTGTTGAGGCCAAGGCGTCTGGCTCACCTTTGATCTTTGAGTTACGCAGAATGGGCATCCCTGTAAATGAGTACACACCTAGTCGCGGAAGAGACAAAGTTGCTCGCGTAAACGCAGTCTCTGACCTATTTTCATCAGGATTGGTTTGGGCACCCAAAACACGCTGGGCAGACGAAGTCATTGAGCAATTTGCTGCCTTTCCTGCTGGAGACCACGACGACTTGGTGGACTCGGGCACGCAGGCGTTACTTCGGTTTCGTCAGGGTGGCTTTATTTCAATTGAGAGCGACGAAAAAGAAGAAGAGTTTTATCGACAGCGTAGAGCAGCGTATTACTAATGGACGAAGAACTAGATCTTTTTGATAAACTAGAAGCTTTTCTTAATACAGAAGAAGCAATAGCCGGTTCTTTTGTTCCGCAGGCGGCAATACCCTACGGACTTGCAGAAGCCGCTGTTGGTGTTCGTAATAGAAGTCCATTACAAATTGGTTCTGGTCTTCTTAGCTTAATTCCCCTTGTGGGCCAAATAAAAAAAGCTCAAAAACTTAGACGATTTAAAACCGCCATGGGGTCCATGTATGATGTAACACCTACAGGAACCACAATACGGAATAAGGCTCGTCGCAAGGCCCATGGCGATGATTTTGGAATGAAGCCAGAGTCAGCAGAAACTTTTTATGTAGATGATACCAACTTAAACAGACTTGCCGAAATACAAGCAAGAGGCGAGCCAACAAGAATTGTACACGTCGCTCCAGATCAGTATGCAGTTCAGTTTTTAGAACCAAGTCGGTATGCAGGAAAAGTTTCTGAGCGCACAATAGCAGATGTAATAAGAGAGCCAAGGGTTGGTTTGCACCCGGTTGAGCTTTTTGCAAGTCCTGCAAGAATAAAAGACCCAGTCCTGCCTTTTCAGGGAAGCAGTGGGGTGCACTTTGGAAATAAAATTATTGAAATAATTGATTAGGAATTTTGATGGACGAAGAAGAAGAAATAGCGAGAATGCAAGAGATAGCTGACACGCTGTCTGGTGCAGAACGCGCTCGTCTATTGAATGACATGCAGCGACTTGGGATGCATTCATATGTAACCATGAACTCGCCGCTTTTTACCCAAGAGGGTATTGGAAAACTTTTGTCATCGCCTGCCTTCGCTGACAGCATTCAGTCTGTTCGGGAATCATTGCCGGTAACGTTTGGCGTAGAGCCTAGAAGCAATCCATTAATAATCAAAAATTTTACGGAACCTACAAATCAGCTCGCATACGTAGATCACAGAGAACCTGATGTTGTAAACATGAATATGTTTGATGTGTTTAAAAATCAAATGGCAGCAAGACATCTTTTTACTGATTATGAATTAACTGAGCTACCAGAAGAAAGATACAGAAATACTTTGTTGCACGAATTGTATCATTCTGCAATGACCAACAGCATGCTTGCTCACAACGAGGATCGTGCAAACTATCTTGCAGCAGGCTTTACGGGGCTTTCTTCTGCTACTCCTGAAGACACCAGAGAAGACATTATAAACCGTGCCTTAGAGGATTACCTAAGAAGAGACGATGCCTACAAGGCCAATACCGATCCTGTTGGTCGGAATGAAAGAGACATGGTTACCGTAATAGAGGAGCCTGAAACAAGAGAAGGGCTAAAAGACATGATTAGTCGCATAGCTCAAGCTGAAGTTTTTGCTGACAACCCTTGGAATTATTCACATAATTATCCACCAGAAATTCATGTACCTGTTCAAGGTGCAGAAAGCGGTCTTTTAAGTCGATTAAAAGACCGGCTGCGGCGGGGCATTAGGGGTTTAATAAACAGATAAATGGACGAAGAAAGCTTTCTTGATCGGATAGACAGGCTTCTGTCGCCGGAAACTCCAGCAGAAATAGCTCGTGATTTTGCTATGGGGGCCCACCCCATAACAGGAACAGCTATGGATGTCGGAAACTTTCTTATGGGCTTACGCAACAAAGATGCCCCAAGGGCTGGGATTAGCGCCGTTGCCGCACTCCTGCCGTTCGTTGGGGCCGGTACGCTTAGGAAGGTTGGTGGGGCTGTATCTGACAGGCTAAGCAAGCCAAAGGTAAAGGTTACGGGTAACGAAATAATTAACATGGGTACAGACAGCCTCAGGTACACAATTATTCCTGAAATAAATCTTTCGGTTGGGGCAAAAACTTTTCCACAAGGTTATGACCCAAGGTATGGCACGGTTGTCGAAGATCTTAAAACGCCGCTTGATCAATTAGATCTTTTTCCAACAGTAGATTTAAACGTAGATGTAGGTCTCAACGCACCCCTACAAAACATGCTAGGGCGTAGCGGCATTAGAAGTTTAGGACGAGCCGTAATTGAAGATGCTGAAAAAGCAATGCCGGGGCGCAGGGTTGGACACCTTTTTGGCGAAAGAGTAACTGGTTCTCATGCAGATGATTTAGAAAAACATATAACGAGACTGCCTCGTAGCTTTTTCTTTAAAAAGCCAAAGGCAAGTCGTAGAACCGATGCTTACATGAGAAGGGCCCTTGACCCTCCACTTGAGTCTCCTCAAATAAATATATCTCAACGCGATTTATTTTTGTCTGGAGCGCGGCAAGCGACTGATGATGAATTGCTTGAGTTTTGGAAAATAGCAAGAATACAACGTGCTGACCCTGAGCGTGCAATGCTTAGAGCGCAAAGGGCATTTGGGGGCGTTATAAACCCCGTTATTGAGCACACTGGTGACTTGACTCACCGTTTAACGCAATACTTAGGTGATGCAGTAAAAGCGGACAACAGGGGACGAGGGCTTGGATACAATCGCTTAGACTCTCTTGAAGCAATGCACGGTGATGTTGCACCTAAAATAGACCACATGTTAAGGCGGTTAAATCATGCTTATGGGTTTGAAAAAGAGTTTGCAGAAAACCTAATAGATAACGCCGACTACCTTGGCATCCCTCTAGATCAATACAAAAAAACAGTTTACACCGCACTGCAAAAATACGCAGACGAGCACAAAAAAATTCCTGTTTTTAATGAATTGCAAAAACTTTCTAGGGATGCAGCAATAGCTGTTGGAGAAATGAAGTTTAATAAAGCAAGAAGATTGCTTGAGCGGCTAAAAGAAATTTCTGATAATGAGGAACTCTTTCTAAGAAAAATAACCGAGATCGGGTTTGATTGATGGACGAGGAATTTCTTGACCGAATAGATCGATTGCTGAACCCAGAGGGTGCCACTGAAACGGGAGCACTTCTTGGTGCAACGATGACTCCGGGCGTCAGTACTGGTATTGACGCGGCAGATCTTCTTATGGCTATTCGCAACAAGGAGCCGGGTCGAGGAGCGTTAGCACTAGCAGGAATGGTTTCACCTATTTCGGGCGCTCAACTCAGGGCAGGCGGAAAAGGGATTCGTAGCCTTGTTGATGATTGGTACCACGGGTCTCCCGATTTGTTTGATGAGTTTAACATTGACAAGCTTACACAGTTGGGCGCGGAACAAGCCAGAGGCTTTGGTCACTATATTACTAATGCAATTAGAAGAGGTGTAGCGTTTGCAAAAAAAGGTGCCAAGTTTGATCCAGATACGGGCATGGCACTTCCAAGACTTGATGAAGCAGGAGAAGAGTTGCCGCTTGGGTACTTATACAAAACTAGATTAAACCCGCCTGAAGCAGACTTTATAAGATACCACCAACACAGTCTTGAAGGTCAACCAAAAGCATATCAAGACTTGTATAAAGAGTTTATTGCAAACGAAAGGGACGAGGTGCAGAGCCTTTTTGACTTAGTAACAGACTTGGAGTCCGGGCAAACTTTTTTTGGGAACCGAGTTCCTCAACGTTCACGAGAAGGGTTTCAAAGGTTTTTTGAAGAACATGGTTATACTGGTTCAAACATAGGTGGCCGAGGTGTGCTTGAGAGTATTTTGTATGACCAATACGACATTCCGGGCGCCTTAGTTAAAGATGTACTCATGGGCGACGAAAAAAATATTGTTGCCTATGGCGACGATGTGCTGGATATAATCAGTAGAAATCCTGTTTTTAGTGGAGGCATAAAAAGTTTGCGGAGTCGCTAACTAGATTACTGTAATGGACGAAGACGATTTTTTTGACCGGATAAACCGGATACTCAGGCCCGAAGGCGCCGCAGAGATGGGCGCGTTTCTTGGCGCGTCTATGCTTCCCGGCATAGGTGAAGGCATTGACGTTGCCGACATTCTTATGGGTCTACGGGAACGGGATGCTCAAAGAATAGGCTTCGGGGCACTAGGTCTAGCGTTGCCGTTTGTTGCTGGTGGCACACTTAGGAGGATTGCAGGCGGTAGCGGCATGGATACGCCCCCTTCTACTGTGCCAAAGACACCACCAAAAGATGACTTACCAGACGGGTTCGGTGTCCATGTAGACCCTCTTCCCGATACATTCGATCCTCAGTTTAAAGAAGAAGATGTATTTGCCGCAATTGGTGACTCAAGTAGGCCGCCGGATCCTTTATGGGATCTAATAGAAGAAAGCGATGAAGCGCGTATGCAAGCGGCTAAGTTGGTTGACGAAGAGTATGTACCGTTCGACTACGAGCTTGTTGGCCAACCATCTCTTAGCTTAAGCCAAGAAAGAGGGCTCGCGCAATATCTAGCAGGAGGACCACTTACTGCTGATGAAATGTCAGCAATGATTGCTGACAGCGTATCCGGTGAGGGTGAGGGCATACCTCAAGTGTTTAGAGGCTTGCGAAAACGTGTAGATGAAGAGTTTGAGGGACTTGAACGTGAAGACCTTATAGATTTAATAGCAGGGGCACATCCAAAAGATTTTGATGACATTGTTGAAACTCTTATGCAAGGGCGAAATATTTATCTGGATGAAGAGTTTAGTCCAGCAGACCTTGCCGAAGCCAGACAATTTTTACGGTTTGTAAACGAACGTGCTCGCGAAAAATTGCCTGAAAGAGTAGCCGATCTACAAGCGGCTGAGTTATTGGCCGAAGGAAAGGCCAGCGAAGCCAGACAATTTTTACAGGCAAAGGAAGCAGGAAACTTACCTAGAACGCTTAGGGTTTATCGAAGCGATACGTTTCTCAACAACCCATTAATTGGAACAACACTAGACAAAAGTACCGCACAAAGCTTTGCGCCAAGAATTCGCAGAGAGATTGGACAGTTTGTGCCCCGGCAACCATCTACTCGCACATTTGACATTCAGCCAGAAGATGTTTCGCTAGACGTAGTGGGGGTGGGGGAAGAGCTTAACATTCCAATTAGATTTGAAGGTGAGCGGGAGCTTGTAGTTCCACGAGATGTGCTTGCAAAACATGAAGTAATAAATCCAGACGATTATGAGCGAATGGAAGATTATTTAATGGCTATTGCAAGAATAGGAATGGACCCGTCAAAGCTTGATGAGTACGCACGGTCCTTGGAACAGCAAAGGAAAAACATGCCATCTGACCCAATAGTGCTTTTGTCTAGGCCAGCTAAAGAACATGAGTTACAAAAAATGGTAGAAACAAGGCAGTTGCTGGCTCCGCCATCGCAAGGCTTTGAGTCAACTGGGTTGCCGTTTACTGAAGAAGTTGGTGTGCCGCCGATTAGAAACCCTTCTTACTTTGCAAACAATCCGTGGGCGGCAGCAGAAGATGTGCGATCAGCCCTTCGAGGTACTCCGTTTAATACCTTGGCAATAAATGCTGCTACCCTTGGCTCTAGGATGACTAGAGGCCTTGATCCAAGTAAGTCAAACTTTATAGGCAAAAACAAAGGCAACAATAAACAGATGGCAGGCCTAAGAACTACGTTGCAAAATGATGTTAATAAAATGCTAGAGGCATTGGATCACATGCGGTTGGTTGACGGGTTAGAGTCATACAAAGGAAAGTCTAAACGCCACAAACTTCTCACTTTGGTTCCTTCAGTAGAAAAGTGGAGCAAAACACAAAACTGGGTGCGTGTTCCAACTGTTTTAACTTCTCACGAAGCATTTTTTGATAAAATGCAATTAAACCTAAGAAGGATGTCTGATGCACAGCGAAGGGTGCCTATTTATAATGAAATGCAAAAATTCGGCAGAGACATTGCCGTAGCGGTTGGAGAAGGCGACCTTGAGGAAGCAGACAGATTGTTGCAATCATTAAAATTAATAGTAGATGACAGCGAACTATTTGCACGAAAAATGCTTGAGTACGGTGTACCAAACCAAGATGTTCCAGAAATAATACGACGCCGCGTTGGTTACCATGTGGACGATAGGCCACTATAGGCAGATAAAATATGGCTATTGATAAAAGTTTAGAAGCAGTGATGGAGCTAATTGGTGCTTCTGGAAACTCAGATGAAATGGGTGTTGAGGTTGTGGACCCGTATGGGATGGAAACCAATGACGAAGTTATAGTCATTGAAGATGACGACGGCGGCGTAACAATTGACTTTGGTGGCACCGACACCCTTTTAGGTGGAATGGATGCGCCTTTTGATGCCAATCTTTCTGAGTACATGGAAGAAGATGATTTGATGCATTGTGCGTCAAAGCTTGTCGCTATGTACGAGGACGACAAATCAAGTCGTAAAGAATGGGAGGAGTCCTACAAAGAAGGGTTGGATTTGCTTGGGCTTGAGATGGAAGATCGGACGACACCATGGCCCGGTGCTTGCGGAGTTTTCCATCCGCTGTTATCTGAGTCGGTTGTTCGCTTTCAAGCGCAAACCATTCAAGAAATTTTTCCTGCTCGCGGCCCGGTAAAGGCACGCATATGGGGCGTTACAACCCCTGATACAATCGCACAGGCAGAGCGCGTTAAGGAGTACATGAATTACCAACTCCTTGAAGTAATGACCGAATATCGCGCAGAAACAGAAAAGCTTTTGTTTAGCCTGCCGCTTTCCGGCGCCGCATTCAGAAAAATTTACTATGACCCAACCATGGACCGTCCGTGCTCCATGTTTGTGCCAGCAGAAGACTTTGTTATTTCGTACGACGAAAGCTCGTTGGACAGTGCAGAGCGTTACACACATGTAATGACGAGAAGCTCGAATCATATTCGCAAGCTTCAGGTCAGTGGCTTTTATCGTGACGTTGACCTTGGCGACCCAGAGCACTCGGTAGACGTAATAAAAGACAAGTACGATGAAATATCTGGTGTGTCGTTTTCCGGGCAGGAAGATGACCGCCACCAACTCCTTGAAATGCATGTTGATTACGATCTACCCGGTTTTGAGTCACCGGACGGAATTGCTCTGCCTTATGTAATTACAATTGATAAGTCAACAAATAAAATTCTTTCGGTCTACCGCAACTGGGACGAAGACGATCCTATGCGGAAAAAGATTCATCACTTTGTTGATTATGGATATGTGCCCGGAATTGGCTTCTACAACCTCGGGTTAATCCACATGATTGGTGGACTAGCAAAGTCTGCTACAAGCTTGCTTCGTCAGTTGGTTGACGCAGGAACACTGTCAAACTTGCCGGGCGGCTTGAAGACCCGTGGCCTGCG